GTAACCATTACTCTTAATGAGTATGGTAACTCAGTGTTGGTAACACGTGCGTTGGAACTATTCAGCCTTGCTGATGTAGACCCAGCAATCGCAAATATTATCGCATTCAACCTTGCAGATTCTATTGACTCCGTAGCAATGACAACATTGCGCCAGGGTACAAACGTAATCTACTCAGGTTCAACTGCAACTTCAACAGCAACTATTACTGCTGCTGCAACACTATCTTCTGCTAACATCCGCAAGGCTGTTGCAAAGTTGCGTGCTAATAAGTCAGTAGCCCGTAAGGGTTCACTATACTGGGCTGGTATCCACCCAGAGGTATCCCACGACCTACGTGCTGAGACAGGTTCAGCAGGATGGTTACTTCCTAACCAATACGGCTCTGCACAAGACCGTATCTGGGCAGGAGAAATTGGTACCTATGAAGGTGCTTATTTCGTAGAGTCTGCACGTCTGTACAATGCTACTGACGGAGCATCTTCTGCACGTAACTACCGTACAATTATCTGTGGACAGCAAGCACTGGCTGAGGCCGTTGCTGAAGAGCCACATGTAGTTATCGGACCAGTAGTTGACAAGTTAATGCGTCACCGCCCAATGGGTTGGTACGGCGTACTTGGCTTTGCACGCTACCGTGAAGAAGCACTATACAGAATCGAATCAGGTTCTTCAATCGCTTAGTTGATTGACGGTAGGGCTAGGGGAAACTCTAGCCTTACAGTAAGTTCATTAAGGAGAACAATGGCAGATTATGTTTTTAAAACACCTACAGTCCGAGAAGGACCAGCAGGTAAACATAGATTATTTTACTTCTATAAACTAGATAGAGGTATCAGTATTGCTAAGAGTGGCGGAGTATATTCAAGAGTCCGTTATGTTCTTGATGAGGCAATAGATGATTACCAAGAGTTCTATATTGGTGGACATAATCATATAGTTAACGATGCTACCAAAGCAGCACTAATTGCTGGTGGCGTAGGAGTAACAGAAGCAAACTTTACAGCAGTATAAGGGGACATATGAAACACTGGGAACATCATCCAGTTGCAATTGATGGATGTTTTGGATGTAAAGGTTTAGGACTTCAGATGAACTCTGGAGATGCTAAAAGAGATATTTCAGATAAGAAGTGGACATCTGAATTGCAGGCTTATAGAGATGCAAGAGCACAAGGAATACAACCAGCAGGAACAACTATGCGTCATGTACAAGAAGCGCATAGGGCATCAGAAGTATTAGGTAAAGCGTATAATGCGGACACTATGCCTAAGACTAAAGATATAACTCCAAAAGCCGCAACCATAATGAAAGAGATAGGACAAATCTAATGCCAAAAGTAGGAAAAATGAACTTCCCTTACACAGCAAAAGGTAAGGCAGATGCAAAGAAGGCAGCCAAAAAGGCTGGTAAGAAAATGGTTATGAAGAAAATGGGTAAGAAGAAGTAAATGAATACTCCCAAGCCAACACCTAAGCCTAAAAAATTAACGGGCGAAGCAGCAATGAAAGAATATCAAAAGCAAATATCTCCTCAAGGTATGGCTAAATTTCAGGCTGATGCTAAGGCTGCGCTTGAAAAAAAATACCCAGGAATATTTATACCTCAAACTCGCACTACTCCTGGAGTAAAGAAGAAGTAATGTCATCGGGTCAACGCAAGCGTCACGACGGATTCAATAAATCAATTATACGGGACGGTTTAATTGTTATTCTCCGAAAAGATGGACGAGAAAAAACTCGTCTTGACCCTAAGACTAAAGAACAAATCAAGGGGACTAAATGAAGAAGAAAGCAAAGTCTAAAGTTAATGCTGCTGGGAACTATACCAAACCTGGTATGAGAGCAACATTGTTTAAGAAGATTAAGGCTGGCTCTAAGGGTGGAGACCCTGGAGAATGGTCAGCCCGTAAAGCACAACTACTTGCAGTTCAATACAAGAAAGCAGGCGGAGGTTACAAGTAATGGCACTTGCTAAATCTCAACAATCACTTAAGAAGTGGACTGCTGAAAAGTGGAAAACATCTGATGGTAAACCATCTAAAGGTAAGAAGAGATATCTACCTACTGCAGCGTGGGCTGCATTAAGTCCTGCAGAAAAGACGGCAACCAATAAGGCTAAGGCTGCTGGTAATGCTAAAGGCAAGCAGTTTGTAAAACAACCTAAGAACATAGCAAAGAAGACAGCAAAGTATAGGGGCAAATAATGGCTGATTCAAGATTAAAAAGAGCAGGAGTATCTGGCTTTAATAAGCCAAAGCGTACACCTAATCATCCTAAGAAGTCACACGTAGTAGTGGCTAAGGTAGGAGAAAAAGTAAAGACTATTAGATTTGGCGAGCAAGGTGCAAGTACAGCAGGTGCTCCTAAGGCTGGCGAATCAGAACGTATGAAGGCTAAACGTAAGTCTTTTAAAGCAAGACATAGCAAGAATATTGCTAAAGGTAAGATGAGTGCAGCCTATTGGGCGGACAAGGTTAAGTGGTAATATGAGTACCAAGGGGACAATGGAAGAAACAGTATCAATCGCTTGGTGCGATAATGGTATGGTTGACGGTAAATTTATGCAAGGCGTTACAGATGTAATGCTTCACTCTGGAATCAAGTTTGCTACTACATTACGAAGTCAAGGTAATCAAATAGGTAGACAGCGTGAGACTGCAGTTAATTACTGGTATGATAACAATAAGTCTGACTGGCTACTATGGGTAGATTCAGATGTAGTTTTAAGTCCTGAAGTATTTTTAAAGTTATGGAAGAAGAAAGATGCTTTAACTAAGCCACTTCTTACGGGCGTATACTTTACTACAGATACTCCAGAAGAGCCATTAATGATTCCAATGCCAACTGTATTTGAATTTGTTAATGAAGAGAACAGCGTAGGAATTAAACGTATCCATCCACTTCCAGAAAACCAATTCCTTAAAGTTGGTGCTGCTGGTATGGGATTCGTTTTAATGCACCGAAGTGTTGTAGATAAGATTAAGGCAGCAGTGCCTGGAGCACCACTCTTTACTGAGATAGGTGTCAATAAATCATTTATGGGAGAAGATATATACTTCTTTGCTCTATGCGATAAAGCAGATGTTCCAGTGTGGTGTGATACCTCAGCGGTTGTCCCACATATGAAACGGTTCTCATTCGATGAACATTATTATAAAGCATTCTTTGGTAAGTCTAAAGAAGAGCCTAAGTCAAAACTTATCACACCTGATAAGAAAATCATTACACCTAGATAGGATAAACAATGCCAACAGGTACCGCAGGTAGCACTCTATGTGCTGAATTAAATCGCCTAGCCAATGGTGGAACTTACCCAGCAAGAACAGCATTTAAAGATGAACAAGGTGCTGCTAACGCTTGGGCTAATACATCAGGACTTGGAATAATTGGAGCCTTGAATAAAAAGGCAAGTGCTGGTAGAGCACCTTCTGCTTATAAAGATTTAAATGGTATCTGTAATGAACTTGCTGGAACTACTGGCAAATCGGCAATTGATGCATTAAGGAGCATAGCCTCTTGACAACTACATTATCTGATTTAATCAATGAAGTAAGTATTAACCTTGCTGGTTATACCTACCAACAAGATAGAGCAACGCACTTAACTAGTCCTGTTACTACTACCACATCATCATCTGCATCTCCTACTATCTTATCTTTAGGCTCAACCGAGAATCTAGGTAAGGGTGTAGTTGAGATTGATGAAGAGTTGCTATGGGTAGATTCATTTGACCGCGTCGCTAACACAGCAACTGTATCTCCTTATGGTCGTGGTTATCTAGGAACTACTGCTACTACTCATACATTAGATACTAAGGTAACTATCTCACCAACCTTCCCACGCTATGTGGTTAAGAAGGCTATCAACGATACTGTTAATGCTGTTGGCTCTACTATCTATTCTGCTAAAGTAACTACCTTTACATTTAACGCTGCTCAAACAACCTATGATTTTGATGGATTAAACATCCAAAATATTCTTACAATTATGTGGCAATCAGTTGGTCCATCTCAAGAGTGGATTCCTGTTCGTCGCTGGTCTTGGGATTCTAAAGCAGATGCTACAGCATTTGGTGCTACTGCTCAGACAGTTACCATTGGAGATTATATCACTCCTGGTAGAACCGTCAAAGTTGTATACTCTACGGACCCAACTTCGTTCTCAGAGTTAGCAACAGTTGCATTAACTAATGCCCAAGTTTTTGAAACAGTATCAGGACTTCCAAGTTCTTGCAAAGATGTAATTGTTCTTGGCGCTTCTTATCGTTTGCTTACATACCTTGACCCTGCACGTGCTGGCCAAGTTAGTCCACAAGCAGATGAGACAGATAGCAAGCGTCCTTATGGTGCTTCACAAACTGCAACAAAACAACTATACGCTCTATATACACAACGTCTCAATGAGGAAACTCAAAGACAACAGACCCTGTATCCAATTCGCGTCCACTACAGCCGATAGGTAAATAAATGACAACACGCAAATACTCCTCACGCTCACAACAGACTACACTCTCTGCAGCAATAAATGCTACTACTAATACTGCAAATGTAGTATCAGGAACTTCTTTACTAGGTGGTGCCACAGTTTCCGCTGGCGAAACTTTTACAGTGGTGATTGACCCAGATACAGCCCTTGAAGAAATTGTAGATGTATCGGTAGTCTCAACTAACACACTTACTATTTCTAGAGGTGTAGATGGTGCTAGCCCAGGTACTGGTTCTGCCCACTCTGCTGGTGCTGTAGTGCGCCATATGGCAATTGGTCGTGATTATCGTGAGGCTAATCAACACATTGAAAATACTACAACTGCACACGGAATTACTCTTGCTAACCTAGTTAAAACCACAGATACTGGCACAGTAACTAGTGGAATGATTTTAGATGGAACAATTGTAAATGCTGATATTAATGCTAGTGCAGCAATTGCAGATACTAAATTAGGAACTATTTCAACCGCTTCCAAAGTATCTAACTCTGCTACTACTGCTACATCTGCCAACACAGCATCAGCCATTGTGGCTCGTGATGCCTCAGGTAACTTTACTGCAGGAACTATAACTGCTAACCTAACTGGAAATGTAACTGGCAACGTAACAGGTAACGTATCTGGTACTGCAGGCAGTGCAACTGGCTCTGCTGCAACATTAGCAACTGGTCGTGACTTCCAACTAACTGGAGATGTAGAAGCATCAGCCGTATCCTTTAATGGTTCTGGTAATGTTAACCTAGTTACCTCTTATGCAACTGGCTCAATTCTTAACGCAGATATTAATGCATCTGCCGCTATCGCTTATAGCAAATTAAACCTTAATGGAACTATTACCTCTGCTGACTTAGTAGATGGAACTATCGTAGCAACAGATATTGCGGATGGAACTATTACTGCAGCCAAGATGGTTACTGACCCATATGCT